AGGATTTCCTTTCAGAATGGTTGGACAAGTTCAGTCGTCAATGCAGCAGTTCCTGGTATTATTAAACCAGATGTTGCAGTCTCCGCATCCTCTTGCGCCTGATCAACCTTTAGCGGCTGATCCGCGACTGAATATCACTCCGCTCCTTTACAGGACTTTCGACCACCTTGCGGAAGAATTAACTTACTCGGGTAGCTATGAGCCAGCAGATCCAAGCTTCGACCCCGAGCCCGGTCTCCCCGGCGGCAGCCCCGGCGGTAATCAGCGACCAGGGCTCAACAACCGCCTCCCCTCAGTGGGTGGTCCAAGGAGCTACCCCGGCGGTAGCTTCGGTTCCTACAGCCCAACCGCCGTCCCAGGCGGTACCGGCTTCGGATCCTTCTATCAACAACCAGTACAACCCGTCAACGTTCAGCTCCTCCCCCAGCAACCCTTGGGAAGCAGCGATGGGTTCCCTGGAACGGGTGTTGGGCCAATTACCATCCCCCAGCCAGGAAGCACCGTATCTGACCCAAGCTCCACAGCAGGCTACAACACAGATCAGTCAGCCTTCTCAGGCCCAGCCTTGGGCTTACCAGGAGCCGGTTCAGCAGACATCGCCTACCAGCGTCTCACAGACCCAAACTTCTTATCAGGGTTCTACGGACCAGAGCCTAAGCGAGGCAAGCGCCGAGGTCGTTCGTAACTTCGGTATCGAAGCCCCTGGCATTCTGAATGCTTATGCATGTGCTCTTGAGGACATGCTTGTTGAACAGGCTCAGAAAACTGATCGAGTTGTTGAAGTAGCTCGTGGCATGGAACAGATCCTTACGGATCCTGATGACCTTGCTGATTACACTGATCGGTATTTCACTGAAGTTGTACCCGTTGACCTAGACGAGGATCTTTACAACTCTGATCCTAATGTTGCTTACCAGCAGCAGTACGATATGCCTGCACCACCGGTCGGCTCTGCTGGACAAGGTGGCGTTCCTGCGGGTCAAACCTGGGAACAATTCGGTGAAGTCATGAGCCGTTCACCTGAAAATGCTTGGCGTGTGCTGAGTCAGATGCAACCAGAAGCTTTACGTAGCAAGCTTCTGTTTATGGAACCTTCCTGAATAAGTTAGTCAGTAAAGTAAACTAACCTCGTCAGCTACACGACTGGCGGGGTTTTTTTTCTAAAATTGTTGAAAGAGGTTAATTATGACTCGTCGCAAAGAGCCACGTCGTAAAGATGGTCGTCGTCACGACTGCAGGCGTCGAGATTCGCGTGTCAGGCAATCATCCTGGGCCACTGTCCCTGAACCAACGGCTGAAGAAGTCATCACAACACCTGCCGACCCTTTTGATGGTGATGTCACTCTTTAATTTTTTCTTTCAACTTAGTCAAGATAATATTTTCAGCAGCAACCATCAGACGAATGCCTGAATATCCACCAATGAAAGATATGGCTACAGATTCTGATTTGTTTAAACTAAATCTTTCGGAAATCGCAGGGGATACAAAAACAGCAAGTGCCCAACCTACGCAAAGTGCTTTTACAAAATGAGAAACTATATTTATGCCTTTTCTAGGGTGGATTATTGATTCAGTCACAGATCCTGCTACTGATCCTCCAACGACGTCGCTGTCTAAAACTAAAATACTGAGGACTTTTTCTAGCATTTGCCCTCTGTATCTAATTCAATCATAAATCTATTTAGAGTGAAAGAAACAACCCTTAAACATGACTTATTCTGCTTTAACTAACTGGAAATACGACAAAAATATTTATCACGCTATACAGTCCGGTCCTCAACGAACATCTAACGACTTAAATCTTACAGACACTTACACACTGACATCCAGTGGGTATGTTTATGCGTCTGGTGAACAACAAACGTATGTAGCGCTGACACAACCAGGAGCAAATTTTGGTGTAATTACCGCTGGTCCACCTCAGTCTTACGCAGCAGATTTAGGTTTAGAGACTACTACTTTTCCAGAAGTTAGAACTTTTGAAGTAACTGTCGTAAGTGATAACGGTAATAAATTTGCTTTAGACGGAGTATCTCAAAAAAGTCTTACTTTATATCAGGGGAGCACTTATATATTTGACTTATCTGACAGTTCTACGAGCTCTCACCCTTTTAAACTGAGTTCTACTCAGGATGGACAACACGCTGGCGGTGTCCCGTTTACAACAGGTGTTACAACATCAGGAAGTCAAGGAAGCCCAGGAGCATATTTACAAATTATTGTTCCTTCTGGACAAACTGGTTCTGTTTATCCCTACTGCACCGTTCATACGGGTATGGGAGGAACTGCTGTTTACACGTTTAATGGACCTCCTCTTAATCTTCCTATTTACCAAAGCAGTAACTGGAGAGCAGTTCCTCCGACAATAAGTGGATATTGGACAAATTATGACAATTATAATCAACATGCTTCAGGTGTCTTAACCGTTTATAACGGTTATCGGCGTCAAGCAATGGTTAATGTCGCTAATGCAACTGTCCAAACAGCACTAGGACCTATTCCAGGCGTAAAAAGTATAGGAGCATTTACTTATTGGAATGGTGCGGCACCTTCTACTCAGTTTTATGATCCTTTTAATACACCTTTTGGTAACGATGAGTCAAAAGGTACTACCGGAGGAGCAGGTACTTACCCACGTGGTGGGTACCCTATGCTCTATAGCCTTGTCACTTCGGGCACAGGATCAAGAGCTGAGTGGGAGTATGCGCCGCCGGTATATTGTCAGACTTTTTCATCGGCTGAACGGTCTAATGTTCCGGGAAGCATGGAGAGTGTAATTAGAAGTATGTATCGCGGAAGAGCATCCACCTACGTTCCTAATTATGGTGCTGCGTGTGGTGTCTTAGGAGAAGGGGTTAGAGGTGTTATTCGGTCGTTTAGTTCAAGTATCAATAGTTCTAATCAAAAAAGTGTTTAGCGCTAAAAACGCGACATTTATATACTGACTTTGTTAAATCTGTCTTAGTATTACAAAGTAGTTTCTACGGAACTTATCGATGTTCATCGATAATGATTTTCCGAAGATTCTCGGTGCCGAGTTATATCGGCCTCACCCGGCTTACATCGTGGAAATGGCGGCTGAGCCCGTCGTTGTCCACGATTTTTCTAAACAGCCTGGTCAGACGGTTCAGCTTGACCGTTACCGGTTCTTCGGAAACCCTGGCTCCAAAGAGTCCCGTGAGCGGACTGCCGAACAAACCATTGGTACGGCAAACAGCCGGAACATTGTTAAAGACAAGGTCTTGGTGACTCTTCGTGAGTACACTGGCCCTGCTGACTCCAATGATCCGACTCAACCGTCTACCTTCAAGGTTGCACGTGAGACCCTGATTACTGCTCAGCGTCTGCTGCTTGATACCGGCAACCTCACCACTTTCCACCAGTCCATCGGCAGCCTGACTCTGCTCGATGACTATCGTCGTTGGCGCGATCGGGTGTTCATCAATGAACTCCTGAAAGCTGTTTCCAAGGGTCAGTCTTCTGACTCACAGGGCGGTTATTACTTCCCTGGCGACCTGGCTACCGGCGCTCTGACCTACACCAACGCCGAACAAGCCAAGTTTGACGTTAAGGACGACCTCCTCCGTGTGGTCAAGTCCTTACGTAAGCGCAACACTCCTACCTACCAGGACGGTTTCTATCGTTGCGTTTGTGACCCCACTTTCTTGATGCATCTGCGTCAGAACAGTGACTTCCGTGAGGTGGCCCGCTACCCCGGTAACGGTCAAATCAATCCCCTCATGTCAGCTATGCAGCCTAACGCTGCTATCTACATGGGTCAGGGCTTCGGCCAGGCCAGCTTCGTGGCTGGTGAGCCAATTATGCCTACGGGATTTGTCTTTGAAGGTGTGCGATTCTTCGAATCCACCAACATGCCTTCTCAGAGCCAGAACGCCACTGTTGCTGGTACTACGCAGGATTACAACGCTGCGATCGGTATCTTCTTCGGTCCACAGGCGGTCGGTGTCGGTATCGGCGGCAACAACGCCCAAGTTCTTCTGAATAACAACGACGATTTCAGTCGCTTCATTCAGATGATCTGGTCGCTGTATGCAGGTTTCGAACTGCTTAATGCAGATTTCGTGACCGTTGGTTACTCTTTTGACGCTTGAGGAGGTAACTAACAATGGCTATCAACTCTAACCAGCTTCACGTTGCCAAGATCTATCCTGGCAACTACACCAACGTTCTTCGTTTCTGGCACGAAGAAAAATCCGTTAACTTCCAGAACGCTAACGGTGTCGACTCGACCTTCACCAATCAACCGATTGGCGGCCCTGTCGGCGTGATCTTCCAGCCTGGCTGGATCGCACAACAAGCCGTTGGCTACGTGGACATGAGCTACCAAGCTCTGGGCACGTCTAACCAGATGAGCTACTACACCAGGCCTTATGGCTCTGGTCAAAACAGCGCTGAGCAGCCCTTCCTGAACGCTGACGTCATCGTTCCTTCTCCCGACTTCCACAAGGACGTCCGGGCAGATATCACCGACGGCATCAAAGTTCCTGCTACTGCTTACGTTTATCGTGCTTCTCTGCGTCTCAGCGGTGGAGACCTCGTTAGCTCCGGTGTTGCCGGTGCTGACACCACCCCTGAACTGACTCTCGTTCCCGCTGTGGGCGAGGGTCTGTTAGACGACGGCACTGTCGTTTCTGGTCAGTTCGGTGCAACCCTGACCGGCTCTAACAGCGCTATCGCTAACGGCAGCACCGCTTCCACCAACATCATTGACTCCAGCAGCCTGTCTGCTCTGGGTTCTGAGACTCAGTGGAAGCTGTTCACCACGGTTGACCTGGGCGGAGCTTCCGCTTCTGGTCTGGCTCAAGGCTCCGGTATCTACGATCCCCGCGCTGCAGCCAACAAACTGTCTGGTGATGATAAGGCTCTCGCAATCTGCGAAGTCTGCTGGATCATTCCCGACGAACCACCCGAGCGTCAAGATGTTGCTCTGCAACCTGACGGTTTGGTTGAGTCTTCGACTTACACCAGCACCTCTCCTTCCTGATATTATCAAGAAGAACACGGGCAGACCCTTGCTTAAGCAGGGGTCTTTTTTTATGTTTATTTAATAATGAACTATCTTAAACCTACACAACGCTACTAACCTACATGAGACATAGTTTTGACTACTATGGCTGAGGTTTCAGATCTTTCTTTAGAAAGGAAGGAATGTCCAAAATGTGGGGCTTGTTGGTTAAATGGTCAGCACTACTGGGCGACAGGATCAAAAGGCAACGAAAAAGATTTAGCTGGTCTAGTTTGTAATCTGGCTAACAGTCCCGAATGTATTAACCCACAAAAAGGTTCTCAAGGAGGAGACACCTGGGAGAAGCGAATTAAATTTTTAGAGAATCTTGAAAAGGTCAAAGATCAGCGTTTAGGACCTTTGTGGGATGCAGGTATTACAAACGAAGAAAGTTAACGCATCGGCATAACCAAACCACCTAGAGCTGGACCTTGACGTGTGATTTGTGCACCCAAACTTTGATCTTCGAAAGGTTTTAAGAGCTGCTCGCCCGCATCTCTGAGTTTTTTAACCGTTCTTTGAAACTCAGGGGCGTCTGTTTTGCCCATGTCGTAGTAAGAATAAAGCCTTAAATAATGCTCTGGATTAGCTAAAGGAGCGGCTCTTTGAATCCTCCTGGCAAAATTATCTTCTTTTGGTTCGAACCCAACTGCAGATGCATACTCCAAAGCATCCGGTATAAAGTCGAGACCTCCTG